ATGACCCATGAACCTGGCGGCGCACCCGTGCGCCGACGGCGCTTCGGTGCGCCCAAGAACTGGCGCGAGAAGTTCCTGGCCTGTCTGGCCGAAACCTCGAACGTGACCGCTTCGGCCGAATGCGCCGAGATCAGCCTCAGCTGGGTATACAAGACCAAGCGCGAGGACCGGCAGTTCGCCGAGGCCTGGCTGGTGGCCCTGTGCGAAGGCTATGACCACCTCGAGCTCGAACTGCTCCATCGCCTGCGCCACGGGGAGAGCCGCGACGTTCCGGCGGTGAAATATGACAATGCCACGGCGCTGCGCCTGCTGCTGGCGCACAAGGACACCCGCGCCCGCTTCCAGGCGCGGCAGGACAACGTGACCGCCGAGGAGATTCGCGCCTCGCTCAACGCCAAGCTGGCGCGGCTGCGCGACGACGTGATCTCCAGCCGGCAGGCCGGCGCGAGCGGGCCGGCCGATGGCTGAGGCCCGGCGCGGACGATCGTCCCGCGCCGCTGCGACAACGAAGGTGGCGCAAGCCGCACCGGACCGGCCGGACGGGGCTGCGGCCCTGCCGCCATTCGCGGATGGCGTGCTGGGCCTGCTCAAGGCGGCCGGGCCGGACGGGGTCGAGGCGCTGCTGGCGCAGATGAGCCAGGACGAGCGCAATGCGTGGCGCTGGCACTGGCCGGCCTGGGCGCGCGCTGCGCAGCTGCCGCCCGCGGGCGACTGGCGGACCTGGCTGATCCTGGCCGGGCGCGGCTTCGGCAAGACGCGGGCCGGCGCGGAATGGGTGCGCGCCGTGGCCGAGCGCGACGGCACCGCGCGGATCGCGCTGGTGGCGGCGAGCCTGGCCGAGGCGCGGGCGATCATGGTGGAAGGTGAGAGCGGGCTGCGCAACATCGGCCCGCCGCGCCAGCGGCCCAGCTTCGAATCTTCGCTCCGCCGGCTGACCTGGCCTTCCGGGGCGCAGGCCATGCTCTATTCGGCAGCCGAGCCGGACAGCCTGCGCGGGCCGCAGCATAGCCATGCCTGGTGCGACGAGATCGCCAAGTGGGACAACAGTTCGGACCGGGCCGTGGCGGCCTGGGACAACCTTTTGATGGGACTGCGGCTGGGCGACGATCCGCGCGTGGTGGCGACCACCACGCCGCGCGACGCGCCCTTGCTGCGGCGCATCCTGGACGAGGATTGCGAGGGTGCGCTGGCGGTGACCCGCGGCAGCACCTTCGACAACGAAGCCAACCTGCCGGCCCGTTTCGTGAGCGCGATGCGCACCACCTTCGGGCAGAGCCTGCTGGGCCGGCAGGAACTGGACGGGGAGCTGCTGCTGGACCGGGAGGGCGCGCTGTGGACCCGCGCCCTGCTGGAACAGTGCCGCGCCCCGGCCGCGCCTTCCCCCGCGCGGCGGACCGTGATCGGGGTGGACCCGCCCGCTTCGGCCGGCGGCGACGCCTGCGGGATCGTGGTCTGCGCGCTGGGGGAGGACGGCCTTGTCCGCGTGCTGGCCGATGCCTCGGTCGAGAAGCCCCGGCCCGAGCGGTGGGCCCGCGCCGTCGCCGAGGCGGCGCAGACATGGGGCGCCGACCGGGTGGTGGCCGAAGCCAACCAGGGCGGGGCGATGGTGGAAAGCGTGCTGCGCGCCGCCGACGTGGCCCTGCCGCTCAAGCTGGTTCACGCCAGCACCGGCAAGAGCGCCCGCGCCGAGCCGGTGGCGGCGCTCTACGAGGCCGGGCGGGTGCGCCATGCCGCGCTGTTCGCCCGCCTGGAGGACGAGTTGTGCGGGCTGATGCCGGGCGGCGTCTACGCAGGACCGGGCCGCTCGCCCGACCGGGCCGATGCGCTGGTCTGGGCGCTGAGCGAACTGTGCCTGGGACGAACCGCCACCCCGCGGGTGTGGCTCTACGGGAACTGACCGGCGCCAGCTGGACATGCGAAAGGAAACGGAAAGCCGATGTCTATCTTCCAGAGCCTGGCGGCCGCATTCAAGGGCGGTGCGCCGCGCGTGCCGCTGGCGCGCACCTATAGCTCGCCGTGGATCTTCGCCGATTGCGGCGGGGTGCGGGCACCGTTCGAATATCAGGGCGCGGTGCGCCGGGCCTATCTCGACAATCCGGTGGCGCAGCGCGCCGTGCGGCTGGTGGCCGAAGGGATCGGCGCGGCCCCGCTGCTGCCGACCGCGCCGGAGCTGGCCGGGTTGGTCCGCGCGACCAGCGCCGGCCAGCCCCTGCTGGAGACGCTGGCCAGCCAGTTGCTGCTGCACGGCAATGCCTATGTCCAGGTGCTGAAGGACGGCGCCGGACGGCCGGTGGAACTGTTCGCGCTGCGCCCCGAGCGGGTGAGCGCGATCATCGGCGCGGACGGCTGGCCCGAGGCCTTCGCCTATCGCGTGGGCGAGCAGGCGATGACGATCCCGCTGCTGGATGCCGACGCTTCGCCCAACATCATTCACATCCGCTCGTTCCATCCGGCCGACGATCACTATGGCGCGGGCTGCCTGGCCGCGGCGGATCAGGCCGTGGCGATCCACAATGCCGCGGCGAACTGGAACCGTTCGCTGCTGGAGAACGCGGCGCGGCCTTCGGGCGCGCTGGTGTTCGACAGCGGCGATGGCGGCGGGCTGACGAGCGAGCAGTTCGACCGGCTCAAGCTGGAACTGACCCAGGCCTTTGCGGGCGAGGGCAATGCCGGCCGGCCGATGCTGCTGGAGGGCGGGCTGAAGTGGCAATCGCTCAGCCTTTCCCCGGCCGACATGGATTTCGCCACGCTCAAGGCCGCCGCGGCGCGGGACATCGCGCTCGCTTTCGGGGTGCCGCCGATGCTGCTGGGGCTGCCGGGCGATTCGACCCATGCGAACTACCGCGAGGCCAACCGCGCACTGTGGCGGCTGACCCTGCTGCCCATGGCCGGCAAGATCCTGGCGGCCCTGCACGAAGGGTTGGTGACCTGGTTTGCCGATGCGCCGCTGGCGGTGGACCTCGACCGGGTGCCGGCGCTGGCCGAGGACCGGCAGGCGCTGTGGAGCCAGGTGAGCGGCGCGGACTTCCTGACCGCCGACGAGAAACGGACCATGCTCGGCCTCGCCCCGATGGGCGCGCCCGCGCAGAATGGCGTGGAGAACAAATAATGAACAGACAGGAAATGCTGGCTGGCCTCATGGCCCAGGCAGCCAATACCGGCGGCGATCTGGTGACCCTGAGGGCGATCGTCGAGGAAGCCAGCGAGCTGGGCGCCGAGCGGGTGCTGGTGCGCATGGGCCTTGATGACGAACATGCCCACGAGGACCTCTCGCAGCTGCGCCAGCTGCTGGCCGCCTGGCGCGATGCCAAGCGCAGCGCGTGGCGGACGCTGGTGGGCTGGGTGGTGAGCGGCGCCTCTGCGCTGTTGCTCATCGGCCTTGCCGTGCGGGTGGGCCAGGCCGGGCTGCTGCGGTGAGCGGCGCGGCCGCACCCCTGCGGTTTGCCGGCTATGCGGCCCTGTTCGACCGGCGCGACAGTGGCCGCGACGTGATCCGCCGCGGCGCCTTCGCCCGCAGTCTGGCCGAGCGCAAGGAGCGGCTGCCGCTGTTCTGGCAGCACCGCCCCGACCACCGCATCGGCTGGATCGAGACGGTGGCCGAGGACCAGCGCGGACTGCGCGTGATCGCCGCGATCGACAATCCCGCCGGCGGCGCCGCTGCCGCCCTGAAGCGCGGCGCGGTGAACGGGCTTTCGTTCGGTTACACCGCGCGCGGGTTTCGGCGCGACGCGCAAGGGCGCGAGCTGACCGACATCGACCTGTTCGAGGTCAGCCTCGTCACCCATCCGATGCAGGACGGGGCGCGGGTCCACCTGATCGAGTGATCCGGCCTTTTCCTTCCGAATTTCCCTTTTCCCGACAGGCCGCCCGTGGGGGCGGCCCAGCAACAAAGGTGAACTGCCCCATGGAACATGACATGCCTGTCGAACAGATCGACGCCAATCTCGATGCCTCGTTCGACCTGATTGCCCGCCAGGACGCGGCCGACGAGGCGCTGGGTGCGCTGCGCTCGGACATCGAGGAAGTGAAGTCGCGGCTGGACCGCGTGGCCCGCACGGGGCGCCCGGCGCTGGGCGCCAGCACCGGCAATGTCGAGGTGAAGAGCTTCGTCGACGGCTACCTGCGCCAGGGCCGCGAGGCCGAGCTGAAGTCGCTCTCCGGCGCGGTCCCGGCCGATGGCGGCTATGCCGTGCCGCGCGCCATCGACGAGAAGATCGCCGGCGTGCTCAAGAAGCTGAGCCCGCTGCGTTCGGTTGCCCAGGTGGTGCAGGTCGGCACCGCCGGCTACCGCAAGCTGGTGATGACCTCGGGCGCGGCCTCGGGCTGGGTCAGCGAAACCGCGACCCGTCCGGAAACCACCGCGCCCAAGTTCGCGGAAATCGCGCCGCCGTTCGGCGAGCTTTATGCCAACCCCTCGGCCACCCAGGCCATGCTCGATGACGCGGTGTTCAACGTCGAGGAATGGCTGGCCCGCGAGATCGGTTCGGAATTCGCCCGCGCGGAAGGCGCAGCCTTCATCAACGGCACCGGCACCAACCAGCCCAAGGGCTTCCTCCAGCAGACCACCAGCAATGCCGGCGACGCGACCCGCGCTTTCGGCACGCTGCAGTTCGTGGCCAGTGGCAATGCCACCAGCTTCGACACGGCGCCCGAACTCAAGCTGATCGACCTCGTCCATTCGCTGAAGGCCGGGCATCGCCAGGGCGCGGTGTGGATCATGAACACCGCGACGCTGGCCATGGTGCGCAAGTTCAAGGCCGCGGACGGCAGCTTCCTGTGGCAGCCGGGCCTGATGGACGGCGCCCCGGCGCGCCTGCTGGGCTATCCGGTGATCGAGGCCGACGACATGCCCGACGTGGCGGCCGGCGCCTTCCCGATCGCCTTCGGCAACTTCCGCAACGGCTACCTGATCGCCGAGCGGACCGCGACCCAGATCCTGCGCGATCCCTATACCAACAAGCCCTACGTCAACTTCTACGCGACCAAGCGCGTGGGCGGCCAGGTGCTGGATAGCGAAGCGATCAAGCTGCTCAAGATCTCGACCTGATGAGGCCTTGCGGCGCCGGGCATCCCCTCTCTGCCCGGTGCCCGCGTCCGCGCCGCCCCTGCCCCCTGACGGGCGGCGCGGACGCATCCCGTTCATCCCGATCACAACCAGGAGACCGCCATGAAGCGGGCAATCGTCGCGCCAGCGACCCTCGCGCCAGCGGCGCTGGCCGAGCTGAAGGACTGGCTCGGCATCACCACCTCCACCGAGGATGCCTCGCTCACCGCGCTGCTGCGCGGCGCGCTGGAAACCTGCGAGGCCTTCACCGGCACCATGCCGCTTGCGGCGGAGTGCGAAGAGGTGCTGCCGGTCTGTGCCGACTGGCAGGCCATCCAGGCGCGCCCGGTGATCGCCATCACTGCCGTGGCCGGCATCGATCACGCCGGCACTCGCGCCGCGCTGGACCCGGCCGCCTATGCCATCGACTTTCGTGCCGATGGTTCGGGCTGGCTGCGCGTGCTGGGCCCAGGCCTGGCGGAGCGGGTTGCTGTCACCTTCACCGCCGGTCTGGCGAGCGACTGGTCGGCCCTGCCGGACGGTCTGCGCCATGGCATCGTGCGGCTGGCCGCGCACCACTATCGCCAGCGCGAAAGCGGCGAGACCGGCACGACCCCGCCCGCCGCGGTGGCGGCCCTGTGGCGGCCCTGGCGCGGGCTGCGGCTGCTGTGAGCGGCCTTGCCGCAAGGGCGGACTTCAACGGGCTGATCGGCCGCCTGACCGCCATGGCCGCCCGCTTGGGCACCGCGCGGGCGCGCGCGGGCGCGCTTGCCCGCAGCCACCCCGACCGGGTCTGGCGAAGCGCGGCGCTGCTCTGGCCGCTGTTAACCACGGGAGGCGAATGATGGAAATCGCCCTGCGCGCCGCGCTGATCCAATGGCTGGCCGCCGACAGCACCCTTGGCGCATTGTTGAACGCGATCACCGAGGAGGCCCCCGCCAAGGCCGCGCTTCCCTGGCTGGCGATCGCGAGCAGCGCGAGCACCGACTGGAGCACCAAGGATCTGTCCGGCCGCGAGGTGCGGATTGCGCTGGAGTTGCATTGCCGGGGCGACCGCCCGGACACGGCCGCTTCGCTTGTCGCCGCGCTGGAAAGCCGCGTTGCCGCGATGCCGGCGGAGCAGGCGGGATACCGCATCGTGGTGGCCCGGTTCCTGCGGGCCCGCGCCGAACAGCGGCCCGGCAACGTCCGTTCGATCCTGACCGAATACCGCTTCCGCCTCCTGGCGGACTGATCGCGCGCGCTTGCCCGCGCCCCCTCAAGCATAACGGAGAAACGCCATGGCCGCGCAAAAAGGTGCCGCCTTCCTGCTCAAGATTTCCGACGGCGCCGCCACGCCGACCTACCGCACGGTGGCCGGTCTGCGCACCACGCAGATGTCGATCACCGGCGATACGGTCGTCATCACCAGCAAGGACAGCGGCGGCTGGCGCGACCTGCTTTCGGGTGCCGGCGTGCGCCACGTTTCGGTGAGCGCGGCCGGGATTTTCCTGGGCAGCGCTGCCGAAAACCAGATCCGCGACTGTGCGCTGGCCGGAACCCTGGCCGACTGCGAGCTGAGTTTCGAGGACGGCGCGAAGATGCGTGGCAAGTTCCTGATCACGCGGCTCGACTATGCCGGCGATTTCAACGGCGAGCGCAATTACACCATGGCTCTGGAAAGCTCGGGCCAGGTGGTGACCGCGTGAGCCGCACGGCCAATCCCGCGCGGGGCGAGGCGACGCTCGAGGTGGGGGGCGTTCCGCGCCTGCTGCGGCCGAGCTTTGCCGCCCTGGTCGGCGCCGAGGAAGAGCTTGGCTCGCTCTTCGCCGTGGTTGAACGGGCGGGCGCCGGCAATCTGCGCCTGAGCGAAATGGCGGCCCTGTTCTGGCACTGCCTGGCCGACCGCGACCGGATCGGTCGGGAAGAGGTGGGCGAAGCGATCTGCGCCCAGGGGCTGGCCGCCTGCACGCGGCCGCTCCGCGCGCTGCTGGAACAGATCCTCAAGGGCGGCGCGTGAGCCAGCCTTTTACCGCTGCCGCCGCGCAGATGGCGGGGCTGGCCGGGCGGTTCCTTGGCTGGCGCCCCGACGAATTCTGGAATGCGACCCCCGCCGAGCTTGCCGCGATCCTCATGCCGGTGGCGAGCCTCGGCGAGGCGCCGCTGGGGCGGGCGGAACTGGCGCGCCTGATGGAGCACGACAATGACTGACGCCGTGGACACCCTGCTCGTCGATGTACGCGCCAACACCCAGGGCTTTGCCCAGGATATCGCCGCCATGCGCGGCACTTTCGATGGCACCCTGACCGATGGCTTCGCCAAGGCCGGCGACGTGCTGGAGCGCGGCCTGCTGGGTGCGATCCGCCGGGGCAGCCTGGGTTTCGAGGATCTGCGCCGGATTGCGATGACTGTGCTCGATAGCATTGCCATGCAGGCGCTGAAGAGCGGGCTGGGCACGATCGGCCTGGGGCTGGGTGGCGGCGGCGGCCTTGGCGGCCTGCTTGCGGGCGGATTGCTTGGTGGCCTGCTCGGCCTTCCGGGGCGCGCTACCGGCGGGCCGGTCGCGCCCGGGCGCGGCTACGTGGTGGGCGAGAACGGACCGGAAATGTTCGTGCCGACCTCGGCCGGGCGGATCGAAACCGGGGCCGCTTCGGCCGCGCCGCGCGATGTGCGGATCGCGATCACCGTCAACTCGCCGCCCGGACAGGACGGGCCGCAGGCGTTGCAACGATCGAGCCGGCAGGTGGCCAGCGCCGTCCGCCGTGCGCTGAACGAGGCCTAGGAGAACGACGCCATGGCATTCTGGCTGGCAGCTGCCCGCAAGGGGCAGGACAGCGACTGGATCCAGCGGTTCGACCCGCGCTTCTGGACAGTCAACTTCCCGCGGCCGATGATGGCCGCCGCGACGGCGATCGCGCCCGACGCCTTGCGCGTCGACGTGCGCTTCCTCACCCGCGGCGACCTTGCCGGGGTGATCTGGGAGAGCGAGGACCGGTTCGATCACCCGTTGCTTTCCTACAGCACCGACCGCGACTATTCGCGCACCACGCTGACCTTCCGCTGGCGTTCGGGCGGTGTCATCCCGCTGGATGCGGTGAACGGGCCGACCCTGACGATCGAGGGGCGCGATGCGGCCGGCGCGCCGCGAACCTGGTACGTGCGCCTGTGGAACTACGCCCGTTCCGGCACGCCGACCGACGCGCGCATCGAGATTCCTTTCGCCGATCTCAAGGGCGGCTTCCTGCTGCCGGCCGAAGCCGATCCCGTCCACACGGCGGCGATCGACCGGATGTTCATCTCGCTGGTTGCGCCGGCCTATGCGCCCGGCAGTACCGAAGCCCTGGCCTCCCCGGTCGAAGGGTGGGCGGAGCTGAGCGACCTTCGCTGCGATGGCGAGCGCGCGATGCTTCCGATCGGCGATGCCATGGTGCCGCCCCATGGCCTCAGTTGTGCCACGGCCTATGACGACAGCTGCAATCTCACGCCGGCGCGCATGGTCCGCAACGTGCTTGCGCTCGGCTACCGGGGGAGCCTGCTCCACTACGTTGGCATGAGCCATTTCCAGACGCTGAAATCGGAAGGGGCGGCCTTTCTGGTCGATCCGGCGGCGCCGGCCCTGTGCACACCGGCGCGCGCCTGGCACGAGAATTTCCTCGCCAGTGCGCGCGACGCGGGCTTTTCGCCGATCCTTTCGTTTTCCTACGAGTGTCTGGCGCAGCACTGTCCTGCGGCCTGGCAGCAGCTGGCGTTCGACGGCACCGCCGCCCGGACCGGGTGGGTGCCGCCCTCGGCGCTGCTTTCGCCCGCGAACGCGACGGCCATGGCGTGGCTGGCGAAGGTTGCGCGGGCGTTGGTGGACCTGCTGAAGGCGGCGAGCCTGCCCGTGCGGGTCCAGATCGGTGAGCCCTGGTGGTGGGTCGACGGCGACGGGCGGATCTACCTTTACGATGCCGCCGCCAAGACGGCATTCGGCGGCAATCCGCCGGACATCGCATCGCTGCGATCGAACCTGACAGCCGCGCAACTGGGCCTGCTCGACAGCGCCGGGGCGCTCCTGGCCGCTTCAACCCTTGCCCTGCGCGATACGGTTCGCGCCGAGGCGGCGCCCGGTGCCGCCGAAGTGTTGCTTCTGGCCTATCTGCCGGCCCTGCTGGACCCGGCCATGCCCGAGGCCCGCCGTGCCAATATGCCGGCCGGATGGCATGCGCCCGCCTTCGACCGGCTGCAGCTGGAGGATTACGACTGGCTGACTGGCGGCGCGGACGGGCTGCGCGCTGGCGCCTATGCCGCCACGCAGGCGCGGCTCGGCTATCCTGTTTCGGCGCAGGACTATCTCGCCGGCTTCGTGCTGCATCCCGCGGAACGCCTGGCCTGGCGGCGCATCGACGCCGGGGCGGACGAGGCGCGGGCAAGGGGCGTGACGGATACCTTCATCTGGGCGCTTCCGCAGATCTGCCGCGACGGGTTCGTGCGGCTCCCGGACTTTGGAGAGGACGATTCGATGCAGGCTTTCGATGACCTTGCCTATCCCCTGTCGCTTGGCCTGGGGACTTCGGTGACGCCCGAGTTTTCGACCAATGTCACGGTCACCGCTTCCGGCCATGAGCGGCGTAACAGCCTGTGGTCGGATGCGCGGCTCCGGTTCGATGTGGGGGCCGGGGTCCGCTCGGAAGCCGACCTCGGAACGCTTGTCGCCTTCTTCCGCGCGCGGCGCGGGGCGGCGCGTGGCTTCCGGCTGCGCGATCCGATCGATTTCAGCTCCAACGGCATGAACGGGACCCCGACCGGCCTCGACCAGCGGATCGGCACCGGCGACGGATCGCGCACGGCGTTTCCGCTGACGAAGCAATATGGCGGCGGCGACGAGCCGCAGGTGCGGCGGATCACGCGGCCCGTGGCAGGTTCGGTGAAGGTCAGTGTCGATGGCGCCTTGCTGGCGAGCGGCTGGACGCTGGACCCGCTTGGCGTGATCAACTTTGCGGCGCCCCCCGCTGCGGGCGCGGTGGTTCGGGCCGGCTTCCTGTTCGATGTTCCGGTGCGCTTTGCCGAGGACCACCTGCAGGTTTCCGGCGCGACCTTCGCCGCCGGAGAGGCGCCGTCCGTCCCCGTCATCGAGATCCGGGAGGATGCATGACCAGGATCTGGTTTTCGCAGGAGCTGGAAACGGTCGCCACGTTCTGGCGGGTGTTCCGGAGCGACGGGGTCGCGCTCGGCTTCGTAACGCATGACGCGGACCTGTGGTTCGGTGATCTGCTGCACCGCGCGGCTCCGGGCATGATCCCTTCGGCGATCCGCCGTTCGGCCGACCTTGAGCCCGACAGCGCGGAGATCGACGGGGCTCTGACCCATGACGCGATCAACGAGGCGGACCTTGCCGCCGGTCGTTACGATGGTGCGCGCATCGTTGCGGGCCTGGTCGACTGGGCGACTCTGGAGAGCGAGGTTGTCTACGAAGGGTCGATCGGCACCGTTTCGCAGGATGGCGGGACGTTCAATGCCAGCCTGCGGTCACGCAAGGCGGACCTCCAGATCGACTTGCTTCCCCGGACCAGTCCGACCTGTCGGGCCCGGTTCTGCGGACCCGGTTGCTCGCTTTCGGCGGCCCGTTTCACGCACGATGTGACCCTTGCTTCGGCCGATCTTGCCGGGAACACCGTCGTCATCGCTTCCCCCATCTCGCCAAGTGCCTTCGCGGGCGGTGAGCTGCGGTGGATCGATGGGCCGCTCGCGGGCACACGCACGGCCATCGTCGACAGCGTCGCCGGTGGCTTGCTGTTGGCGCGGCCGCTTCAGGTGGCGATCCCGGCCGGCACGCGGGCGAGCTTGCGCGAAGGCTGCGATCGCACGCTGGGAACCTGTCACGAACGGTTCGGCAATGCGATCAACTTCCAGGGCGAACCGTTCCTGCCCGGCAATGACCTGATCGCCCGTTATCCGGTGGCGCCATGACTTGCCCGATCGCCTTTGCGCAAGCGGCCGAAGCCCTGGTGGGCTGCCGTTTCCGTCTTCATGGGCGCCGGCCCGAAACCGGCGTCGACTGTGTCGGCCTCGTCGTGGCCGCTCTCGATGCGTGCGGGCAGCGTTGCGAACTTCCCACGGGCTATCGGATCCGCACCGGCGAGTGGCCCGATGCCGACACTTGGGCGGAGCGCAACGGGTTCGAGCCGGCCACGCAGGAATGCCGCACGGGTGACGTGTTGCTGGTGAGGCCGGGGCCGGGGCAGCTCCACATTCTTGTGGTTGGTCCGGACCCGGAGCGAATGATCGAGGCCCATGCGGGACTGCAGCGGGTCGTCCGCAGCCGGGCTCCCGCCGCTGGCGCCATCGTCGGGCACTGGCGCCCCAAACCGAGCTACTGACGAGGACATCCACCATGGCCACTCTTGTCTTTTCAGCCCTTGGCACGCTGATCGGCGGACCGCTTGGCGGCGCGATCGGTGCGCTGGTCGGGCGGCAGGTCGATTCCGCGATCATCGGTTCGCTTTCGCGGGAAGGTCCGCGGCTGAAGGAGCTGTCTGCCAGCACCTCGAGCTATGGCGCCACGATTCCGCGGCACTTCGGGCAGATGCGGGTCAGCGGTTCCATCATCTGGGCGACCGACCTGGTTGAGCACCGCGATTCCCAGGGTGGCGGCAAGGGCCGCCCTTCGGTGACAACCTATTCCTATTCCGCATCCTTTGCGGTGGCGCTGTCCAGCCGGCCCTTGCGCGGCATTGGCCGGATCTGGGCCGACGGCAACCTGCTGCGGGGCGCGGCGGGAGATCTCAAGACGGGCGGGATCATGCGGTTCCACTCCGGTCGTGGCGATCAGGACGTCGATCCCCTCCTCGAGGCTGCCGAAGCGACCCTGCCGAGCCCGGCCTACCGCGGCCTTGCCTACGTGGTGTTCGAGGATCTGCATCTGGAGGATTTCGGCAATCGCATCCCGGCGCTGACCTTCGAGGTCTTTGCGGACGAAGGGCCGATCTCGATCGCGCAACTGGCGGACGGGGTGTTTGACGACCTGTCCAGCGACGCCTCCCTGCCCGGCATCGCCGGTCTGACGCAGGAGAGTTCGCTCGCCGAGACGCTGGATCAATTCCAGCCGATCATCCCCCTGTTCTATGATGTGAACGCGCAAGGACTGAAGGTTACAGGGGAGACGACCAGCTCGATTCTCGCCCTGCGCGAGGCCACCGCTGCGGTCAGAAAGGACGAGTTCGGGCAGAAGACCGGCTTCGCCCTGAAGCGCGCCGGCAGGCATGGAGCCGCGCCGGGGTCATTGCGCTACTATGACACCGGGCGTGATTACCAGCCGGGGGTGCAGAACGCATCGGGCGCCATGTCCGTCGGACAACCCACGGTCGTCGAGATTCCCGTCGCGCTGGGCGCGACCTCGGCACGTCACCTGATCGAGGCCGCATCGCGCCGGATCGACTGGTCGCGCGAGACATTGCTGTGGCGATCGTCCGAACTTGATCCGGCCTGCCGACCGGGCACGCTCGTCACGGTGCCCGGCCTGCCGGGGATCTGGAGGGTGATGACCTGGGAATGGCGGGACAGCGGGGTTGAGCTCAGTCTTGCCCGCACCCCGTTTGCCGGCGCGCCGCCCACGCTCTCGCTGCCATCCGACACCGGACGAGCCGCGACTGCCCCTGATCGCGAGATCGGGACCACGTGGCTGCGGGCGCTCGAACTGCCGTGGGATGGCAGCGGAGCCGGCGATGTTCCCCTGCTGCGCGCGGCCGTCTCGTCATCGTCATCAGGCTGGACGGGGGCCGCGCTGTACCTCGACGAAGGCGATGGCCAGCTGGTTCCGGCGGGATCTTCGGGCCGTGTGCGGGCAACGGCAGGCACCTGCGTGGGAACGCTTGCTCCGGCCTCGCCGCTCATGATCGACCGCCGCAACACCCTTACCGTCCAACTCATCGGTGAGGACATGATCCTTGCCGATGCCACGCTGCGGCAGTTGGCGATGGGGGCCAATCGGGCCCTGGTCGGCAACGAGATCATCCAGTTCTGCCGCGCGACCCCCCTGGGGGGCGGGCAGTGGCGGCTCGATACCCTGCTGCGCGGGCGTGGCGGTACTGAACAGGCCATCGCAAACCATGCGGCCGGCGAAGCGTTTGTCCTGCTCGACGATGCTCTGGCAGTGCTGGACGGCAGTGCGGCGGCACACAGTCCCGCAACGCGGGTCAAGGCGATTGGCGCCGCCGACGAGGGGCCTGCAAGCGCCGACATCCTCTGTCGCGGGCTGACCCAGAAACCGTTGTTTCCGGTGCATCCGCGCGCTGTCCGGCTGGCCGATGGCAGCCTGCAGCTCACCTGGGTCCGGCGCGCCCGCGCGGCTTGGCTCTGGCGAGATCAGGTCGACACGCCGCTTCATGAGCAGAGCGAGGCCTACGAGGTGCTGCTTGGCTCGGAAGCAGAGGCCCTGTCCATCTGGGTGACATCGGCTCCGGAGCTGACGATCCCGGCAGCCACCGTGTCCGAACTCATGGCCGCGCACCCCGGCCGGCCCCTCATCGTCCGCCAGCGTGGCAGCTACGCGAGTTCCGCGCCGCTGTACCTCGCAACTCTCAGCTAG